TCAAAAACTTGCTATTGATGTTGGTAGTGTTGCCAGCGGATTAAACCGTAATGCAGTTTCCAGGTGATCCGGTGCCAGATGTGCGTAACGCATAGTCATTTTTATATCGTGATGCCCGAGAATTTTTTGTAAGGCCAGGATATTTCCACCCGACATCATGAAGTGCGCCGCAAACGTATGGCGCAGAACGTGTGTCAGTTGACCGCGAGGGAGCACGATAGACGTTTTTTCCATCACGGATAAAAATTGAAAATAGCAGTCTGTAAAGAAATTGAACCCATCAAGCGCCATGATCTCTTCGTAAAGCTCTTTACTGATAGGGATGCTTCTGTTTTTCTTCCCCTTCGTTCTTACAAAGGTAATTCGGTATTTGGTCACCTGTGAGCGGGTAAGATTTACGGCTTCACGCCAACGTGCGCCTGTGCTTAAGCATATCTTAACTACCAGTGCCAGAATTGGGTCCTGACGTTTGCAATCAGCCAGCAATTCAACAATCTGCTCATGGGTAAGCCATGCCATCTCTTTTTCTGCGATGGTGAATTTTCGCATGTTCTCCAGTGGGTTCGGATACGACCATTCGCCCAGGCGGGATAGTTCGCTAAAAACACTACTTAGATAGCTTTGCTCCAGGTTAATGGTGACCGGGCTTGCTCCTTTCTTCCATTTCTCGCTGAAGTAGATCTCACCTGTCAGGCGTTTATCTCGATAGTGGGCAAACATTTTAGATGTGAGATCAGTTGCAAGGGGATTGCCCAGAGCGTCAACCATCAGCAGCAATTTGTCATAGACATGCTGCCCAGCAGTCAGTGATTTACCATGTAGTTTGAACCATAGCTCAACCACGTCTTTCAGTGTTCGACGATCCACTGATTCACCCAGCCAGGGCTTTGCTTCGGTTTCTTCCATCGTGTGACGCTCAAAAGCCAGTGCTTCGCCTTTGGTGGCGAATTGTTTACGCACACGACGCCCACTACGTCCGGCGGGGTAACATTCGCAAAGCCATTTTCCTGTGGTGAGTTTTCGTACAGCCATAAAAAATGCCCTCCAATAGAGAGCATTTTTACTGTATGTATAACCAGTGTCAATGTATGAAATCCTGCGACCATACATCTCACTGAAGCCATAATGAAGTAGGCTATTCTTTTTGCTATGTGAGCATGTAACTTTTGCGGTTAACCTGTGGCTCATTTTTATTTTAGGCGCAGATATAAAAGCAAAAGTTATCGTGAGTTTTTAGTACAGATTTTTTTGGATTTACTAATAGTTCCATCATTGCAAACGAATTTGCCATCAGAGGTACAGTGAGAAACACCTCCCTTTTTCCCTGAGCAGGGATAATTTCTAGCATAGGTAGCTAGTGGGTTTAATAACAAAGAACATGACAAAACCACAAAAAATACCTTACCAAGCATAATTTCCTCCCGGTACTATTTAACATACTTGACTGTTAAACTTATAATTTTACCAATTATTTCAATGTCTTCTATCTTGCATTCGAAGGCTCTGTTTCCACCCTCGACGAAGATTCTTCCACCGGGTAAACGAGTAATGTCACGGATCGTTATTTCGCCATCAATACTTATTACCCATTTACCATCACGTATATCATCAAATTCCTTATCACAAATAAATTCAGAATTATTATCTGTGATTACAAAAAGATTCTTGAATGCCGACGGTAGAAATTCTCTATCGAAAATATAAAAACCGTCTTCACACAAGGCCCCATCAGATAATACATATTTAGCAACTTCCATAGTATTTGTATTACCTGAAGTTTGCTTTGAACCATGCCCGGTTGTGAGCCAATTAAGCGAGGTGCCTGTTTCAAGGGCGCACTGGATTACCCATTCTGCTGGGAATGAGTCACGCATGTAGCGTGTGGCGAGTGTACTTTTAGAGATTCCTAAATGATCGCACAACGCCTGTCGAGTCTTGAATCCATAAGCTTCTACCATGCGCTCTATAGCGCCTCGTCCGCCTTTCTCCAAATTCATGGTCACTCCAAGTGAACTTTTATCTTGACGATTTCACTGTGCGATCGTATGTTTATGGTGTTCACAAAATACAAACGATCCGTATTCGTCCTGATTAATCATCATTAAACGAGGAATGTTGCATCATGAGACCTAACATTTCAATCACTCTTACCACGCCTCATGTGACTATTGAACGCTATAGCGAGCTGACAGGGCTATCCATCGATACCATCAATGACATGTTGGCTGATGGACGCCTTATCCGTCACCGTCTGCGCAAAGATAAAAAACGCGAAAAAGTGATGATCAACATAGCAGCAATGACCGTTGATGCGCTTTCAGAATGCAATCTAAACCTTAATTAGTTCGATTCTGAGATACATCAGAGGCATTGACCATGTTTGATTACCAAGTTTCCAAACATCCACATTTTGATGAAGCCTGTCGTGCATTCGCATTGCGCCACAACCTGGTGCAACTGGCAGAACGTGCTGGCATGAATGTGCAGATTCTGCGGAACAAGCTGAACCCAGCTCAACCTCATTTATTAACCGCACCAGAAATCTGGCTGCTTACCGATCTGACTGAAGATTCAACGCTGGTAGATGGTTTTCTGGCACAGATTCATTGTCTGCCATGTGTACCGATTAATGAGGTGGCAAAAGAGAAACTGCCACATTACGTCATGAGTGCAACCGCAGAGATCGGGCGTGTTGCTGCAGGTGCGGTATCTGGCGATGTAAAAACCTGTGCCGGTCGTCGTGATGCTATCAGCAGCATTAACTCTGTAACACGACTGATGGCGCTGGCGGCTGTTTCATTGCAGGCCCGTTTACAGGCTAATCCTGCGATGGCGAGTGCAGTTGATACCGTGACTGGCCTCGGTGCTTCATTCGGTTTGCTGTGAGGTGCTTATGCTGACGAAAGAACCATCATTTGCATCGCTGCTGGTAAAACAAAGCCCGGCAATGCACTACGGTCACGGCTGGATCATGGGTGAGGATGGTAAACGCTGGCATCCGTGCCGTTCACAAGATGAATTGCTGGCAGAACTATCTACGAAAAAACGGGGGAACAAATGGCTATTGAAGGCACTGCGGCGACTGTTCCATTAAGCCCCGGTGAACGCCTGAATGGACTTAATCACATTGCGGAATTAAGGGCGAAAGTTTTTGGCCTGAATATTGAGTCAGAGCTTGAGCGGTTTATTAAAGATATGCGTGATCCATGGGATATCAATAATGAACAAAATAAAAGGGCACTGGCTGCCATATTCTTTATGGCAAAAATTCCAGCTGAACGTCATAGCATCAGCATTAATGAGCTGACCACTGACGAAAAGCGGGAGTTGATTAAAGCAATGAATCATTTTCGTGCAGTGGTGAGCTTATTTCCCAGACGGCTAACCATGCCGAATTAACCAACTAATGAAATTAATGGCGTAAACCCGCCGGGCATCCCTTTATCTAAATTCAGGAGAATTGATTATGCGTAATATTGAAACCCTCACGACTAAAACTGGACCGGATGACGCAGGGCTTAATATTTTACTGACAGAGGCTCGTCTGGAAGAACGCCGGGCAAGGGCTGAAGCAATGGCAGCTCGCCTTGATAGCCTGGCGTGTCATATCACATCCCGCCAGCTAAACCACGTCGAAGCAGCAGAACTGCTGCGTGTGACCGCTGAAGCAATCCAGAGCGAAGCGCAGGAGATCCACTAATGGCTGATGCAATGGATCTCGTACAGCAGCGCGTTGAAGAAGAACGCCAGCGCCATATCCGTGCTGCCCGTGCCAAAACACCGGGCGTGTCTCGCGTGCTTTGTATTGAATGTGAAGCGCCAATTCCGCCAGCACGCCGCCGTGCCATTCCTGGAGTGCAGCTTTGCATTACCTGTCAGGAAATCGCAGAGCTGAAAGGCAAACATTACAACGGAGGTGTTGTATGAGCACCATCCTGAAATGGGCGGGAAATAAAACCGCCATTATGTCCGAACTGAAAAAACATCTTCCTGCTGGCCCGCGACTGGTTGAACCTTTCGCGGGGTCCTGTGCTGTGATGATGGAGACGGATTATCCCAGCTATCTGGTTGCGGATATTAATCCTGATTTAATCAACCTCTATAAAAAGGTTGCCGCTGATTGTGAATCGTTTATATCTCGCGCCAGAGTTTTATTTGAGATCGCAAACAGGGAGGTGGCTTATTACAACATAAGGCAGGAGTTTAATTACTCAACTGAAATTACTGATTTCATGAAAGCGGTATATTTCCTGTATCTCAATCGTCACGGTTACCGTGGTTTATGTCGCTATAACAAGAGCGGGCATTTCAACATTCCCTACGGTAATTATAAAAATCCGTATTTCCCTGAAAAAGAAATTCGCGCATTTGCAGAAAAGGCCCAGCGAGCAACGTTTATCTGCGCCAGCTTTGATGAAACGCTGGCGATGTTGAAGGCGGGGGATGTGGTGTATTGCGATCCGCCGTATGACGGTACGTTTTCCGGCTATCACACTGACGGCTTCACTGAAGATGACCAGTATCACCTGGCATCTGTTCTTGAACATCGGTCATCAGAAGGACATCCGGTCATTGTTTCTAACAGTGACACATCCCTGATCCGTTCGCTGTATCGCAATTTTACTCACCACTACATCAAGGCAAAACGCAGCATCGGTGTGGCAGCTGGTGATAGTAAATCTGCAACAGAAATCATTGCTGTTTCCGGGGCGCGCTGCTGGGTGGGATTTGATCCTTCGCGTGGCGTAGATAGTTCTGCTGTGTACGAGGTGCGTGTATGAGTCATGACGATATGAGCAACTCTAGCGGCTTTAACGAGGCCGCTGCATCATTTTCATGGAACGGCCCGAAAAAGGCCATTAACCCTTATCTGGACCCGGCGGAATTTGCGCCGGAGTCTGCACTTTCAAACCTGATCACTCTGTATGCTGCCGATAACGAGCAGGAACAACTGCGCCGCGAGGCACTGAGTGAGCAGGTCTGGGAGCGTTATTTCTTTAATGAATCCCGTGATCCTGTCCAGCGCGAAATGGAGCAGGATAAGCTCATTAGCCGCGCAAAGCTTGCGCATGAGCAGCAGCTTTTTAACCCGGACATGGTCATTTTGGCAGATGTCAGCGCCCAGCCTACCCACATCAGCAAGCCGCTGATGCAACGTATCGAATACTTCAGCAGCCTGGGCAGGCCAAAGGCTTATTCCCGCTATTTGCGTGAGACGATTAAGCCATGTCTGGAGCGACTGGATTGTGTACGCGACAGTCAGCTATCCGCTTCTTTCCGTTTTATGGCAAGCCATCAAGGGCTTGAGGGCCTGCTGATCCTGCCTGAAATGAGTCAGGATCAGGTAAAACGCCTGTCCACCCTGGTAGCTGCGCATATGAGCATGTGCCTTGATGCCGCTTGTGGCGATTTATATGCCACCGATGACGTTAAGCCAGAAGAAATCCGCAAGACATGGGAAAAGGTGGCAGCGGAAACCCTGCGACTGGATGTTATCCCGCCTGCGTTTGAGCAACTCCGCCGGAAAAGAAACCGCCGCAAACCCGTGCCCTATGAACTCATACCGGGTTCGCTGGCACGTATGCTTTGCGCCGACTGGTGGTATCGAAAATTGTGGAAGATGCGTTGCGAATGGCGGGAAGAGCAGTTGCGTGCTGTCTGCCTGGTCAGCAAAAAAGCATCTCCCTATGTCAGCTATGAAGCCGTGACGCATAAACGTGAGCAGCGCCGTAAGTCGCTGGAGTTTTTCCGTTCTCATGAACTGGTGAACGAAGACGGCGACACGCTGGATATGGAAGATGTGGTAAACGCCAGCAGCAGCAACCCGGCACATCGCCGCAATGAGATGATGGCCTGTGTTAAAGGTCTGGAGCTTATCGCAGAAATGCGTGGTGACTGCGCCGTTTTCTACACTATCACCTGTCCGTCACGTTTCCATTCCACGCTCAACAACGGCAGACCCAACCCGACCTGGACAAATGCGACGGTAAGACAAAGCAGCGATTATCTGGTCGGCATGTTTGCTGCATTTCGTAAGGCTATGCACAAAGCCGGGTTGCGCTGGTATGGCGTGCGGGTGGCTGAGCCGCACCATGACGGTACTGTGCACTGGCATCTCATGTGTTTCATGCGCAAAAAAGACCGCCGCGCCATTACTGCATTGTTGCGTAAGTTTGCCATCCGTGAAGACCGCGAGGAACTGGGTAATAACACTGGTCCACGCTTTAAATCTGAGCTGATAAACCCACGCAAAGGAACACCGACAAGCTACATCGCGAAATACATCAGTAAGAACATTGACGGGCGTGGTCTGGCTGGCGAGATCAGCAAGGAAACGGGTAAATCCCTGCGTGATAATGCTGAATACGTTAATGCCTGGGCGTCTCTGCATCGTGTTCAGCAATTCCGCTTCTTTGGCATTCCGGGGCGTCAGGCTTACCGTGAACTGCGATTGCTGGCTGGTCAGGCGGCAAGGCAACAGGGGGACAAAAAAGCAGGTGCGCCGGTACTGGATAACCCGCGCCTTGATGCCATCCTGGCTGCTGCTGATGCTGGTTGTTTTGCCACCTACATCATGAAGCAGGGCGGCGTACTGGTTCCCCGCAAATATCACCTTATCAGAACAGCTTATGAAATTAACGAAGAGCCGACTGCTTATGGCGATCACGGTATTCGTATTTATGGCATCTGGTCACCCATTGTACAGGGCAAGATTTGCACTCATGCAGTGAAGTGGAAAATGGTTCGTAAGGCCGTTGACGTTCAGGAGGCGGCAGCCGACCAGGGCGCTTGCGCCCCTTGGACTCGTGGCAATAACTGTCCCCTTGCTGAAAATTTGTACCAACAAGGGAAAGACAAATCAGCTGATGGGGATACCAGAACGGATATCACCCGCATGGATGACAAGGAATTGCACGATTACCTGCACAGTATGAACAAAAAAGAGCGCCGGGAACTGGCTGCAAGGTTACGCCTGGTGAAACCGAAACGGCGTAGAGACTACAAACAGCGAATTACAGATCATCAGCGACAGCAGCTCGTCTATGAACTGAAGTCCAGAGGATTTGATGGCAGCGAGAAAGAGGTCGATTTACTCCTTCGCGGCGGCAGCATTCCGTCAGGAGCAGGCCTGCGTATTTTCTATCGGAACCAGCGTTTGCAGGAAGATGATAAGTGGCGGAACCTGTATTAATTACGCGGGTTAACAATTCGTGCTCTTAATAATACCAGGTATATCAGGCTGATGAACGTAAAAAAACGTTTTACATCAGTAAGATTATTATATACTGTAAATATAAACAGTGGTTATGCGTACAGTATTGCTTGTGGTGTCATAGGAGGAAAGATGCAGGACTATTTTTTGGAGTCTTTGAAGCTCCAGCGCATTGATTTTTTTCTTAAGCTTGTAGCGGCTAGTGAGTGTAGTGATGAAGAGAAGGGGCTGGCCCTGCAGTGGGTTTCTGAACTGACAGATGAACTCATGGCAAAAATCAGAACCCACGAATACAACCGCTCAATGGATGTCATCAGCTGAGGTGACTTTTATGCGCATTGAAATAATGATCGATAAAGAGCAGAAGATTAGCCAGTCTACCCTGGACGCCCTTGAATCCGAGCTTTACCGCAATCTGCGCCCCCTGTATCCCAAAACGGTAATTCGCATTCGCAAAGGTAGCTCTAACGGTGTGGAACTGACCGGACTGCAACTGGACGAAGAAAGGAAGCAAGTGATGAAAATTATGCAGAAGGTGTGGGAAGACGACAGCTGGCTGCATTAAGAAACGTTGCCCCCAAGAGGATTCATTCTGATGGGGGACTATTTTGGGCAACGAGTGAAACGAGGCGTTAGGTGGACGGCCATTTTGATAAGTGATCGTCCGCTTTTTGTTCTGAGTTCAAGCGATGGATTTAACACACTGGTTGAAGCAGAAGTATCTAAGTTCAATTTATATTATTTGAAGGGCACTGGTCTGATGTAGTACGATTTTTGCCGGAGATGGCATGTTCTATATTGATCTCATCCATATAATGATTGGTATTATTAGCTTAGTTTAAAGAGGATTGAATGGATATCAACTATGTTGTTTCAAAAATGGGGTTCGTAGATGATCTTATTAATGCAGGTTCATTTGATTCTGCCTATAAAAATGTAAAGGATATTCTTAACGGTATCGATGAGATAAATACAATCAAAGAAAATAGAATAATTATATTATCTAATTTGGCCGGAAATCTTATTGATATCGGAAGTTTTAGTAATGTAAAAAATATAGCGGAGGAAGGCTTAAATATCTTTATAAACAATAAAAATGAATTTCTGACTATAATGAAAGAATCCTTATATTACTATAACTTGGCAAATGGAATGAGCGCAGTTCTTGATTTTAATCCTAATGACAATGCAGATATTGATAGTTTCATTAAGCTGAATGATGTAAAAAATAATTACTGGAAAGCGTTTAAACTTTCACAAGAAGATGGATGGGTGCCCCCTGATTTAATAGTTAATCTAGCTAATGTATTAAAAAAACAATATCGTATATCTGAATCAATGGATTATTATGAACAAGCAATATCTATTGATAACTCAATTCCTCAGGCGTGGGTAAACAGATCTGAGGCATTAGAATTGCTTAATGAATTATCTACAACATATACATATAAAATGATTAAAGAAGTTATTCGAGGTTATGAGTGTGCAATAAAGTCAGGGAAATGTTTTCCTTCATGGAAGGTTGCTCTTCAAAGAAAAATAAAGTACAACGAAAGTATATTGAGTGAATCATGTGTATATGGCATAGAGGATATAAGTACAGATGAAAGGCTCACGCAGGAGGAGTATGATACTTTATCAAACTACCAGAGGTTTTGTATAGATAATAATCTAATGTTGTCTGATCATTCGCTATATTGCAATTGTTATGCGTCATCTAAAGATAATATAACTATTGCTACCACCGAGGAAGGTGTGTTTGGTGATTTTATAGTGCCAATGGAAATGGTGTTAAATAGACTTAAAGCTGAGTATTCCTTAGCACGAAAAATGTTTTTTGAATATAAGGTTGATAGTGAGTTTTTTGATGAGGATTCGGAGGTATGTTATTCTGAATTGTATAATGGAGAAATATTGTATGAAAATGTTGAGAAGTTAAGGGTTGCATTTAGAGCTTGCTTTGGTATCTTGGATAAAATAGCAGTTGCTCTGTGTCAATTATTTGATTTAAAACCAGATAGAGGACATATATACTTTCATAACTTCTGGCGGATTAGTGATGAAAAAAGAAAGCTTAAAATAAACAAAATAAATAATAAAGGATTGCTGGGTTTGTTTAGTATTGCTATGGATTTGAATGATAAAAATGGTGAGCTTGCTTTTTTTAAAGAATGGAGGAATGATTTAGAACATAAACTGTTAGTTATTCACGAGAAAGACATGTTAGTTGATTTATATAATTCTTATGGATTTTTTGATGAGGTGAGATTTATTGAGAAAGAAAAGTTTGAGAAACAGCTCTTACAACTCATGAAAATTGTGAGATCAGCCGTTATTCTTTTTGTGTTTACCATACGTATAGAGGGGAAAAAAAGTATTCCTAAAGATATGTTGACCATTAAAAATACCATCGAGAGAAAAGTATTGTAGTATATTTTCATCGAGCGATGAAACGGTCTGTTTTTCTTTATAGTTTTGTCATAAAAAAGAGATTTCCTGCTTAAAATTTGGCTATTACAGAGCAACTATGTATGTTCCTCGCTCACAGTAGAGCTTCATCTTTGTAAGTCTGTATGTTTCGTTTTTCAAGTGGTCATTCAGATACGGACTTTCACTTCTCTTAGACAGTGCATGACTATGCTGCATGAAATCGCATGATCGTTTAAGGATCGTTTTTGCTAAGGCTCGCCAGAACTAGCGGGCTTTTACGTAGAACATGCAGGTGCATGAAAACCACTACATAAAGCGGGCAGGCGTGGCGGGGATACGAGCGCGCGCAACGAGGTGAAATAGCAAAAACTCGGCACAGCCTACGGCCCGCTAGCGGCTTCAAATTGAAATGGTGAGGTGCAGCAGCAAAAAAACCGCCCCACAGGAAGTTGTTGAGGTTGTTTATTGAGGGAATTGGCTTAAGCGGTAAAACACAAACATTGCAACTTGTGCATGAAATTGATACGTTGTGCGTAATGTATCTATATTGCGGGGTGTTTTATGGCTTTCAGAGCGGAAGAAGCAGCAGCATCGAATTTCGAAAATGCTTACAGATATCTAGTTCCACAAGGTTCAAATCAGGAGATGCGTTCGAAAGTTAGGGCGAAGCTCAAAGAAATTGTTGAAGAATGTGGGCCAGTAGTGGATGGGTATCCAGCATGGCATCCTTTTTTGCTGGAAAGAGATAAAGCTATTTGGGCGCCTATGACTCCCAATAATACTCCTAGCTTTAAATACCTGGACCACACGGTCTATTTCAGGAACGGCATTCTTACCTGTCCTTATGGTCATAGGGTTGATGAATTTATAGCTGGTATAAAACGTCTAAAGCACACGGATGCCCATTTCTCTATTGAGAAGATTGATGACGTTGTGCTTTATAATGACAACGCCGTCCCGTTGTTAATAAAATGCCATTGGCTTATTTCGGAAGATATGGAAGAGGATGGCACCATTCCAGCAAAAGCAGCAATTGGATTGATGCTTGAAAGCGAGGTTCCTAACTGGCGGCATGCAGTTTATTGTGAAAATTGGGAAGATATGCGCGGGCAGTTGATGGGATATCCGCACGGTGCCAGATCATCTCTATTTGTTAATCAGCAGACAGGACAGAAAATGAAAAACTTCTGGAATCAGCTGATTAAGACCGGAATTCTTGGGGAAGAGCGATAATTTCTTGAGGCTTAGCAGCGCCTTTAACAAGCAGAGGCGCTGCTTTTAAATTTAGCTATCGTTGTTTGTGTCTATTCCCAGCGTGTAGGGCTCGAAGCGGATCACCTCTTTACCTAGCCAGTAATTCAGCTCCTGCAGCCGCTTTTGCAGCGGCATCAGTTCATTGCGGACGAAGACACGGCTCGCTTTTTCCACATCCCCAAAACCCCCAACATTATTCGGCATAATCCCCATCATCTGTGGCGGAACACGATGCGCGGCCATCATGTCATCACGACTCACGTTCTTGATGTTCAGAAATTCATCTTTCGCTGCGACTTCTGACAACGGGATGATCTGAAGCCCGTCCTTTTTGCCGTTAGGCGAGTACATAAACAGGTTGCGGAAGTTGCCTGGACCTTTGGCGCTTTTCATCGCGTTGCGGAGGTTGTTCACATCCTCCTGGTTCTGCGCAGCGTCGGTCATGTACATGATGAAGCCAGCATGACTGCCGTTAATGTAATACTTTCGACGGAACAGCGTGGCGGACTCATTGAGCAGGGTGGACGGAATGGCAGAAAGATAGCCGGGCAGGCCGTAGATCTCCTGATTAATATCCGGTTCCATCAGATGAAAAATGCTGCCTTTCGTGAACTGATACGGCTGGGTTGTCATACCGTATTGCACAAACCAGTAGGTATCCAGGTCTAACCCGCGTCGGGTGTATTTTGCCAGAGCAGGCTCAAGGGCGATAACTTCACCGAAGCGGTTCGTGCGTTTCTCCAGGTAGGCGTTACCAAATACCAGATAGTCCTGCACAAAACGTGAAAAAGCCTGCTGGCTGAGCAGCGGGTGAGGGATGTAGGTACTGGTCAGAATGTTGCATTTCACCGCAATTGGTGAGCTGTGATGCACGGCGGCGCGGAAGGTTCGTGCCAGTCCGTCAAAGCTGACGGGCGGCTCATACCAGCGGTCCATCTGTACGCATTCCACATAGTCCAGCAGTTCGCGGCGGTCCAGTACTGGAATGGGATCGCCAAAGCTGAATGCTTCGGCTGAAGTCTGGCTTTTATGCTGAATCTGGTTCGTCGCCGCAGCGCGGTTCTTCTTACTCTTTCCCATCAAAAAATCTCCACAATATTGCTGGTATTGGCGGATTCGCCCTGCAGCGGTTCGTTAAACAGTGCGTGCATCGTTGCCCAGGCCAGATCGGCGTGGCTGGCTTCTTCGCTGCGGCTGGCTTCATAGGTCGGGCGGTTGCCACTGGCGGTGGTGGCGCGACGGATTGCCATGAATGACTGCGCAATGTCGGTGTGCCCGGCGTCAAACTCCAGACGGCGGTGGCTGATAATGTCGTAGGCCTTGAGTACCAGGGCGTTTTTAACGTTGGGGTTGTAGACAAACTCCCGGACGGCAGGAAAGAACGCTTTCACGTTCTCATAAACCCCGTGACCAACGCCGGTTGAGTCGATGCCGATATAGGTCACGTTGTACTGTTCGGTCAGTTTTTTGATGGCGTCAGCTTGGGCGCGAAAGTCCATCCCGCGCCACTGGTGACGCTCAAGAATGCGGAACTTGCCGCCCGGCACGGCTGGCGGTGCCACCACCACGCATCCGGCACTGTCGCCGTTCTGCGTACCTTTTGCCGGGTCATAACCGATCCACACCTCGCGCCAGCCAAACGGGCGCAGGGCCAGTGCATGAAAGTCGGTCCAGACTTCCCAGCTGTCCACCATGCACGCCTGCAGCTCGCTGAGCGGGAACACGGACGCGAGATCGTCTACGAACTCACACATCAGCAGGTTCTGGTATTCGTCCGGGCTGTACTCCATGCGCAACTGGTCGAGGTCGAACAGGTTACAGCCGCCGCGCACCGCATCTTCCACGGTGACTATCTGGCGGTATTGCCCGTCTGCGCACAGCAGGCCGGGGGCCAGATTGCTGTGGGACAGGTCGATGTCCACCTTGTCAGCTTTGTTGCGCCCACGGTTGAACAGCGCACCGGACCAGAACGGATAAGCACTGTGGGTCAGACTGGATGGTGTGGAAAAATAGGTCTGCCGCCATTTCTTGTGAATAGCCATACCGGAAGCCACTTTGCGTAGCTCCTGAAATTTCGGTATCCAGAAATATTCATCCAGATACAGGTTGCCGTGATAACTCTGGGCCGTGCGGGCATTGGTGCCGAGGAAGTAAAGCGTGGCCCCGTTAGGAAGCACCATCGGATCGCCTTTCAGCTCCACCTCCACTTCTTTGGCGAAGTCGATGATGTACTGCTTAAAGACGTGGGCCTGTGCCTTACTGGCGGAAAGGAAAATCTGGTTACGCCCGGTAAGCAGGGCGTCAATCAGGGCTTCACGGGCAAAGTAAAAGGTCGCGCCGATCTGGCGTGACTTCAGCAGGTTGCGGATGCGGTTGGTTTTTCCGGCTTCCCACCAGTGGCGCTGGTAGTTGAACATGGAGGAATGGAAGATTTCTTCCAGCTTCTCAATCTGTTCATCGGTGAAGACATTTTTTTCCGGCTGACGGCGCGGGCCTTTGTTGCGGTTGGCGACGTTAGGGTTTAAGTCGGCTTCGTTGCCGCCATTGTTAAACTTGCCGATCCGCGCGTGGCGCTCAGACTGGCGCGCTAGCAGGTCAATCTCTTTGAAATCTTTCCCTTCTTTGTGCTCCTTCATGATGAGCTGGCAGTAGCGTGCGGCGGTGGTGAGCTGCATCTGATCCAGCGGCCCATAGTCACCCCACTTGTCGCGTTTTTTCCAGCTGTGAACGGTTGCAACTTTCTCGCCCAGCATTTCAGCAATGCGGGCTACGCGGTATCCCTGAAAGTACAGCAGCATGGCCTGCCGACGGGGATCGAGATCTGCGGGTGTCAGTGTGGTGTTCATGGCACAAACCTACAGTCTTGAATGAAGGCTTTCCCCGCCTGCGGTTTGTGTGGTTGTCGGTACAAATACCGCGCATTGTTTCACTGCCCTCATCACCGCAACCATAAGGCTCCAGTAAGTTTTTTCTAACGGAGCACGGCTCATGACAGTGAAAGCAAAGCGTTTTCGCATCGGGGTGGAAGGTGCCACCACCGACGGACGCGAAATCCAGCGTGAATGGCTGGAACAGATGGCAGCCAGCTACAACCCCGCAGTGTATACCGCGCTGATTAACCTTGAGCACATCAAGTCTTATCTGCCGGACAGCACCTTTAACCGCTACGGCAAGGTGACGGCGCTGTTTGCTGAAGAAATCACGGAAGGCCCGCTGGCAGGCAAGATGGCGCTGTATGCCGACGTTGAGCCAACGGAGTCCCTGGTGGAGCTGGTGAAAAAAGGCCAGAAATTATTCACCTCTATGGAAGTCAGCCCGAAGTTCGCTGATACGGGCAAAGCCTACCTGGTTGGCCTGGCTGCCACTGATGATCCAGCCAGTCTGGGTACGGAAATGCTGACATTCAGCGCCAGTGCAGCCCATAACCCGTTGGCAAACCGCAAGCAGAATCCCGCCAATCTTTTTACCGCTGCAGAGGAAACGGTGATCGAACTGGAAGAAGTCCAGGATGACAAACCATCCCTGTTTGCCCGCGTCACGGCGCTGTTCACCAAAAAAGAGCAGTCAGACGATGCCCGGTTCTCTGATGTGCATAAGGCCGTGGAGCTGGTCGCCACTGAGCAGCAGAACCTGAGCACACGCACCGAAAAATCCCTGGCTGAACAGGAAGAACGCCTGTCTGAGCTGGAGACTGCTCTGCAGGAGCAGCAAACCGCCTTTAAAGAACTGGTGAATAAGCTGAGTCATGAAGACAGCCGCCAGGACTACCGCCAGCGTGCAACAGGCGGTAACGCCCCCGCTGACACTCTGACCAATTGCTGATGGAGCACAAAACCTGATGAAGAAGAATACCCGCTTTGCTTTTAACGCTTACCTGCAGCAGCTGGCGCGTCTGAACGGTGTGGCAGTTGAAGAACTGTCCAGCAAGTTCACCGTGGAGCCGTCTGTACAGCAGACGCTGGAAGACCAGATCCAGCAGTCCGCCGCTTTCCTGACGCTGATTAACGTCACGCCAGTGACTGAGCAGTCCGGTCAGCTGCTGGGGTTGGGTGTTGGTAGCACCATTGCCGGAACCACTGACACCACCGCGAAAGAGCGTGAACCTGTCGATCCTACGCTGATGGTCGATGTGGAATACAAATGCGAGCAGACCAACTTTGACACGGTACTGACCTACGCGAAGCTGGACCTGTGGGCGAAGTTTCAGGATTTCCAGGTGCGTATCCGTGACGCCATCGTGAAACGTCAGGCACTGGACCGCATCATGATCGGCTTTAACGGCGTGAAGCGTGCGAAAACCTCCAACCGTAGCGAAAACCCGCTGCTGCAGGATGTGAATAAAGGCTGGCTGCAGAAAATCCGTGAGGATGCACCGGATCACGTCATGGGCAGCACCACCACGGGTGGTGAAACCACACCGGGTGCGGTGAAAGTCGGGAAAGGTGGCGAATATGCCAACCTGGACGCTGTGGTGATGGATGCGGTCAATGAGCTTATCGACGTGGTCTACCAGGACGATGACGATCTGGTGGTGATTTGCGGTCGTGAACTGCTGTCTGACAAGTATTTCCCGCTGGTCAACAAAGAGCAGGAAAACAGTGAAAAACTGGCAGCCGATATGATTATCAGTCAGAAACGCATGGGCGGTCTGCAGGCCGTGCGTGCGCCGTTCTTCCCGCCGAATGCGCTGCTGATCACCCGTCTGGATAACTTGTCCATCTACTGGCAGGAAGACACCCGCCGCCGTTCAGTTATCGACAACCCGAAACGTGACCGGATTGAAAACTTTGAATCCGTTAATGAAGCCTATGTGGTTGAGGACTACCGCTGCGCCGCACTGGTGGAAAACATCCAGATTGGTGATTTCAGCGCCGCCGCAGCCGAAACCGGAGCGTAATCCATGAGCCTGAGTCCCGCACGGCAGCATCGCCTGCGCGTTCAGGCTGAACAGGCCGCCCGCGAGGGCGGCAGTGTTCGCCACGCATCGGGCTATGACCTGATGCTGTTGCAACTGGCGGAAGACCGCCGCCGTCTCAAGGGCGTTCAGTCCACGGTCAAAAAAGCGGAAATCAAGGTGGAGCTGCTACCGAAGTACGCCGCCTGGGCAGAGGGGGTCCTGGCTGCCGGAGGCGCTCAACAGGATGACGTGCTGATGTACGTGATGCTGTGGCGCATTGATGCCGGAGATTATGCCGGGGCGCTGGAGATCGGGCGTCATGCCCTGCGTCATGGCTGGGTGATGCCGCTGGGTAACCGCAACGTGCAGACCGTGCTGGCAGAGGAAATGGCAGACGCCGCGCAGAGCGCAATGCTTGCCGCCACCGGCTTTGATGCCGATCTGTTGTTGCAGACGCTGGAGCTGACAGACGGTCTGGATATGCCGGACCAGTCACGGGCGCGTCTGCATAAAGCGATTGGCGCTGTCCTGAGTGAAAGCAATCCGGCTTCCGCCCTTAATCATCTCAACCATGCGTTACAGCTCGATCCCCGCTGTGGCGTGAAAAAAGACAAACAGCAGCTGGAGCGCAGACTGCGCAATGACAGCCGCTGACAGAACGTGCCCCCGCGCACGGGCGGCACGGGGTGGCGAAAGGCACTGCCACATCAAAACCCCGTCCACCGCCCTCTATTTCAGGAGAAAGCAGCATGAAGTTTGTTGCGCCAGAACAGGCACCGGAACAGGCGGAAATCATCAGAAATACGCCGTTCTGGCCTGATGTGGACCTGTCGGAGTTTCGCAGTGTCATGCGCACTGACGGCACGGTGACGCAGCCGCGTTTAAAGCAGGTTGCCCTGTCGGCAATTTCGGAGGTCAACGCAGAGTTGTATGAGTTTCGCAGACGCCAGCAGATGCTGGGGTATGCCTCGCTGGCAGAGGTTCCGGCGGAACAGCTGGACGACAAAAGTGAGCGCATTCAGCACTATTTCAACGCGGTTTATTGTTGGGCACGCGCCATGCTCAACGAACGATACCAGGACTATGACGCCACGGCATCGGGTGTGAAGCGAGGCGAGGAACTGGCAGAAGCCAGCGGTGATTTGTGGCGTGACGCCCGCTGGGCCATCAGCCGGGTACAGGATGCGCCGCACTGCACAGTGGAGCTTATCTGATGAAAGTGCGTGCGCATCAGTATGACACGGTGGACGCGCTTTGCTGGCGTCATTACGGGCGCACGCAGGGTGTCACGGAGCAGGTACTGAAGGCAAATCCGGGGCTTGCCGAATATGGCCCCTTTTTACCTCACGGGCTGCAGGTGGAGCTGCCGGACATTCCGACCACCACCACCGTGCAGACCGTCCAGCTATGGGACTGAATTATGACGCTTGAGCGAATCAGCGCCTTTATCACGTACTGCATCGCCGTTGTGCTGGCCTGGCTGGGCGATTTGTCCATCAAGGATGCCTCAACGCTGGGCGGCCTGATGATTGGTGTGCTGATGCTGGCTATCAACTGGTACTACAAACACAAAGCCTACCAGCTTCTGCGCGACGGGCAGATCTCGCGGGAGGACTATGAATCCATCAATCGTTAAACGCTGCCTTGTCGGGGCCGTGCTGGCTATTGCTGCCACGCTGCCGGGTTTTCAGCAGCTTCACACCTCCGTGGAGGGGCTGAAACTGATTGCCGATTACGAAGGCTGTCGTCTGCAGCCGTATCAGTGCAGCGCGGGTGTCTGGACCGACGGCATTGGTAATACATCTGGCGTCATTCCAGGCAAAACCATTACGGAACGACAGGCAGCGGAAGGGCTGATCTCCAACGTGCTACGTGTGGAGCGGGCGCTGGAAAGATGTGTGAAGCAACAGCCGCCACAAAAGGTGTATGACTCGGTGGTGTCGTTTGCCTTCAACGTGGGAACGGGCAATGCCTGCAGTTCCACGCTGGTGAAATTACTCAATCAGCGGCGCTGGGCGGATGCGTGCCGACAGTTGCCGCGCTGGGTTTATGTAAAAGGTGTGTTTAATCAGGGGCTGGATAACCGCCGTGCGCGGGAGATGGCCTGGTGTTTACAGGGAGCAAACTGAAATGAAAAAGAAATTAATCAGCGGGCTGTTTCTGATGTTATGGATGGCGCTGTTAATCGCCGCAATGGTGTATCCGCAGGGGATTTTTCCGGTACTGGCAGCGTCCGGCGTTTGGGTAGCCTGTTTGCTGACATGGGCGGTAATTCCGGTAGCACAGGCTGCGTTAATTAAGAATGACCCGCTCTGGCAGGAGTTGAGGGCATCTTTGTTTAAGACAATTACCCGAAAAGAAAACGTATTTATCAGCTGGGTGATGCGATTGCTGATTGTCGTAAGTCTCGCCTGGACGGAATGGGCTATTACCCTGGTCTTTTATCTACTGACCGTTATTGCCTTCTGGATCACCCGTAATCAGATGGCGCAACAGGTAGCAGCATGAACCGGTTGCTGCTGGGTGTGCTGGCGTTATTACTGGCGGCGCTGGGCTGGCAGACGTGGCGGCTGGCTGATGCCAGCCAGACCATCAGCACGCAGGCAGACGAGCTGCAGAGCAAAAGCCAGGCGCTGGCAAAGAGCAACAACCAGCTTATCAGCCTGTCCATTCTGACTGAAACTAACAACCGGGAGCAGGCGCGGCTCTATGCCGAAGCAGAACAGACCAGTGCACTGCTGAGACAACGACAACACCGGATTGAGGAACTGAAACGTGAGAACGAGGATTTACGCCGCTGGGCTGATACTCCTTTGCCTGCTGACATTATCCGGCTGCGAAAACGTCCGGCATTCACCGGAGGTGCAGCTTACCGTCAGTGGTTGTCCGCGAGTGACGCCGTGTCGGCTGGATCAGGCCGCGCCGCACACTAACGGTGATCTGAGCGCATTGCTGGATGAAACGGAAGCCGCCTGGGCGGTCTGTGCAGATAAAGTGGACATGATTATTGCGTGTCAGGAGCGAAACAGTGAACAAACCACAATCCCTGCGCCACGCCCTCAATAAAGCGGTGCCTTATGTCCGCAATAACCCGGACAAACTGCATCTGTTTGTGGATAACGGTTCGCTGGTTGCTACAGGGGCCAGCTCCATGTCATGGGAGTATCGTTACACCCTGAACGTGGTGGTTGAGGATTTCAGCGGCGACCAGAATCTATTGATGGCCCCGGTTTTGCTGTGGCTGCGGGATAACCAGCCCGATGCCATCAATAACCCGGCGTTACGGGAAAAGTTATTCACCTTTGAGGTGGATATTCTGCGCAATGATGTCTGTGATATCAGCCTTAACCTGCAACTGACGGAGCGTGTGCTGGTCAGCACTGACGGCAGTGTGTCGAACGTTGAAGCGGTAGCGGAACCCGATGAACCTGAAGAAATGTGGACGGTGAAACGTGGCTGAACTGCAGAAGGTGGACGACTGGCTGAGTGCCTTGCTGGCGAATCTGGAACCAGCCACGAGAAGCCGCATGATGCGCCAGCTGGCGCAGGAACTGCGCCGGACACAGCAGCAGAATATCAGGATGCAGCGCAATCCAGATGGCAGCAGTTATGAACCGCGCAGGGTAACAGCACGTAGCAAAAAAGGCCGCATCAAACGTCAGATGTTTGCAAAGCTGCGCACCACAAAATACCTGAAAACTGCCGCCAGCGCCGACTCTGCCAGCGTACAGTTTGAAGGCAAGGTGCAGCGTATTGCCCGTGTTCACCATTACGGCCTGCGTGATCGCGTCAGTCGCAAAGGACCGGAGGTCCGTTACGCAGAGCGCCGCCTGCTGGGTGTAAATGATGATGTTGAGGCAATGACCCGCGACATGATTCTGCAATGGCTGGCGGGGTGATCTTTGTATCAGCACTGATACAAGTTGCAGCACTGCCGCCTTTCTTCCCCTGATGGCAACCTTTCCCTATGAACGCACAATTAACCGAAATCATGCGCCTTATCACCAACCTGATCCGCACTGGGGTAGTCACCGAAGTGGACAGGAAAAACTGGCTTTGCCGGGTGAAAACGGGCGAGCTTGAAACCAACTGGATCAGCTGGCTGACGCTGCGTGCCGGGAATGCCCGCACATGGTGGCGACCATCGGAAGGTGAGCAGGTGGTGCTGCTGAGTCTGGGCGGCAATCTGGAAACCGCCTTTGCGTTACCCGCCATCTATTCGAATCAGTTCGCGCCACCGTCGACGTCGGCGGACGCCTGCGTGACAGAACATCCTGACGGTGGCTGGTTTGAATACGAACCCGCCACCGGGCGCTGGTATGTCAGGGGCATCAAATCAATGGTCATTGAGGCCGCTGACAACATCACCATGAAAACCAGTGAGTTTGTACTGGAGGCTGACCGCACGCGCATTAACAGCGAAGTGGTGATCAATGGTGGCGTTACCCAGGGCGGCGGAGCGATGAGTTCTAACGGGATCGTGGTTGATGCGCATCAGCATACTGGCGTCCTGAAAGGCGGCGATACAACCGGAGGCCCGGTATGACGCTTTATAGCGGGATGAACAATACCAGCGGCAAAGTCATTACTGATATTGATCATCTGCGCCAGTCGGTGCGGGACATTCTGCTGACACCGCAGGGTAGCCGTATTGCCCGCCGGGAATATGGTTCCCTGCTGTCGGCACTGATAGATCAGCCACAAAATCCGGCATTACGCCTGCAGGTCATGTCGGCAGTGTATGTGGCGCTGAGTCGCTGGGAGCCACGGTTGACGCTGGATTCCATCACCATCAACAGCAATTTTGACGGTTCAATGGTGGTGGAGCTGACCGGGCGGCGGAATAACGGTGTGCCTGTGTCCCTTTCCGTATCAACAGGAGCAGAGAATGGCAGTGATTGACCTTTCGCAGTTGCCTGCACCGCAGATTGTGGATGTGCCGGACTTTGAGACGCTGCTTGCCGAACGCAAGGCAGAATTTGTGGCGCTTCATCCGAAAGATGAGCAGGAAGCAGTGATCCGCACGCTGGAACTGGAATCTGAACCCGCCACTAAATTGTTGCAGGAGAACGCTTACCGTGAGTTGCTTCTGCGCCAGCGCATTAACGAAGCCGCGCAGGCGGTGATGGTGGCTTACGCGATGGGCGGCGATCTTGACCAGCTCGCTGCCAACTACAACGTGACACGCCTGACGGTGACGCCTGCTGATAATGATGCTGTGCCGCCCGTTGCAGCTGTGATGGAAAGCGATGAAGCGTTGCGCCTGCGTGTGCCTGCAGCCTTTGAAGGGCTTTCTGTTGCGGGGCCAACTGCAGCTTATGAATTTCATGCCCGAAGCGCCGACGGTCGGGTGGCGGATGCCAGTGCAACCAGCCCGGCACCTGCAGAGGTGGTGCTGACTGTCCTTAGCCGCGAAGGCGATGGAACTGCAGAAAAAGACCTGCTGGACGTGGTGGAAAAAGCTCTGAACAGTGAGAACGTCCGCCCGGTGGCTGACCGTCTTACGGTTCGCAGCGCAGAAATCATCCCGTATCGCGTGGATGCCACCATTTTTCTCTATCCTGGACCGGAAGCAGAGCCGGTAATGGCAGCGGCAAAAGCCAGCCTGCAGAAGTACATCGCCAGTCAGACGCGTCTTGGTCGGGATATTCGCCGTAGCGCCATCTTTGCCGCCCTGCATGTTGAGGGGGTGCAGCGTGTGGAGCTGGCTTCTCCTCTGGCGGATGTGGTCCTGAACAAAACACAGGCGGCATCATGTACGCAGTGGAGCGTAACCAACGGAGGAACGGATGAATAGTCTGCTGCCACCGGGTTCAACACCACTGGAGCGCCGACTGGCGCAAACCTGTAGCAGGATTTCTGATTTGCAGGTGCCGCTGCGTGACTTGTGGAATCCGGCTACCTGTCCGGTCAGCTTCCTGCCTTATCTCGCCTGGGCGTTCTCTGTGGATCGCTGGGACGAGGGCTGGACAGAAAGCGTCAAACGCCAGGTAGTGAAGGATGCTTTTTATATTCATCAGCATAAAGGAACCACCAGTGCCGTGCGGCGGGTGGTGGAACCGTTCGGATTCCTGATCCGCATTATTGAGTGGTGGCAGACCGGAGAAACACCGGGCACGTTTCGCCTGGATATCGGCGTGCAGGACCAGGGCATCACTGAAGATACCTATCTGGAACTTGAGCGACTGATAAGCGATGCCAAACCATGTAGCCGCCACATGATCGGCATGTCCATCAATCTGCAGACCAGCGGCCCGCATTGGGTGGGAGCCGCCAGCTATCTTGGCGAAGAAATCACGATCTATCCGTATATCAACGAAACGATTATTTCCGGTGGCACCGCGCATGAAGGCGGGGCGGTCCATGTTATTGACACAATGAGAGTGAATCCATGAGCACAAAATTTTATACCCTGCTGACGGATATTGGTGCGGCGAAACTTGCCAGCGCCGCCGCGCTCGGTGTGCCGCTAAAAATTACCCATATGGCGGTGGGCGATGGCGGCGGAGTATTGCCAACGCCGGACGCAAAGCAGACGGCACTGGTAAATGAGAAACGCCGGGCTGCGCTGAATATGCTTTATATCGACCCGCAGAACAGCAGCCAGATTATTGCTGAACAGGTGATCCCTGAAAACGAGGGCGGTTGGTGGATACGTGAAGTGGGCCTGTTTGATGAGTCCGGGGCATTGATTGCCGTGGGCAACTGCCCGGAAAGCTATAAGCCGCAACTGGCTGAAGGCAGCGGGCGCACCCAGACCGTGCGCATGGTGCTGATTACCAGCAGTACGGACAATATCACCCTGAAAATCGATCCTGCTGTAGTGCTGGCAACCCGCAAGTATGTGGATGACAAGGCACTGGAGCTGAAGGTGTACGTGGATGACCTGATGGCAAAACATCTTGCCGCACTGGACCCGCATTCACAGTATGCACCCAAAGAAAGTCCAACGTTTACCGGAACCCCCAAAGCGCCAACGCCAGCGGCGGGGAATAATACCACGCAGCTTGCGACCACCGCGTTTGTTCAGGCAGCACTCACGGCCCTTATTAATGGTGCGCCAGCCACGCTGGACACGCTGAAAGAAATAGCCGCAGCCATTAACAATGATCCGAATTTCAGTACCACCATTAACAATGCGCTGGCACAAAAAGCGCCGCTGTCGAGTCCGACACTCACCGGAACGCCAACAGCACCTACTGCGGCACAGTCGGTCAACAATACACAGATTGCCACTACAGCTTTTGTGAAATCAGCGATTGCAGCAATGGTGGGTTCTGCACCCGCGGCACTGGATACACTGAACGAACTGGCGGCGGCGCTGGGGAATGACCCAAACTTTGCCACGACAATGCTTAATGCACTGGCAGGTAAACAACCGCTGGACAATACGCTGACTAATTTGAGTGGAAAGGATGTTGCTGGTCTTCTCGCCTATCTTGGTTTGAGCGCGGGCGCTCCGCCAGTCGGGATCCCGTTCTTCTGGCCATCAGCTGCAATGCCAAATACGGTCATGGATGAATGGTCAGATATGGTTTTTCTGAAATTTAACGGTGCGACGTTTTCGGCAGCGACTTATCCGAAACTGGCTAAGGTTTTTCCCGGACTCAGGCTGACAGAAGCCAGGGGGGAGTTTCTGCGCGTGTGGGATGACGGACGTGGTATCGATAGCGGACGTTCATTGCTCAGTCCGCAGGGTGATGCAATCCGAAATATTACTGGCAGTCTGGGGTTTATTACCATGGTGGGGAATACCGTCGCTGACGGAGTGTTCACTGTCGGTGGCGCTCAGAACATTGTAAATTTAGGTGTTGATGGCAATCAGACGACAATAGCTCAGTTCGCTTTCTTTAATGCTGCAAATGCTGGCGTACCTGTGGCAGCAGAAAACCGCCCACGTAATATCTCGTTTAATCTTCTTGTGAGGGCAAAGTAATGAAACCTGTCTTTGATGCAGACGGACTGGCGACAGAGCCGGGTGATGTTCGCTGTTTTTATTATGATGCGGTGACGGGAGAGTATACCGGCTGGTCAGATGAATATATCCATATCGGCGTGAGTATGCCTGGCAACTCCACCGATATTGACCCGGGCGAGGTCGTTGCCGGAAAGGTCCCTCTGTTCACTGGCACCGACTGGAAACAGGAAGAAGATCATCGGGGAATGACGGTTTATTCAACCGCTGATGGAAAGTCTGCGACAATTGATTATATTGGTCAGATTCGAGATGGCTACACCAGAATTGCTCCATCAACACCATATGATAAGTGGGATGGTGAAAAATGGGTAACTGATACCGCTGCAGAATATGCTGCTAATGTTGGTGCCGCTGAAGCGGAAAAACAATCCCGCATCGACAGGGCTAACGCGTTTATAAATAGTAAGCAGTGGCCAGGAAAGGCGGCTATTGGGCGTTTGAAAGGCGACGAACTGGCGCAATATAATCTATGGCTGGATTATCTTGACGCTCTTTATGCAGTTGATTTTTCTACAGCGCCTGATGTCAAATGGCCTGGCAAACCAGAGGAGTGATATTATCGAAAATAAATATTCGCCACAGAATCATCAAAACGTAACTGTGGCGGATATTTAAAATTTTACTCACTGACTAACCAGAACCCCGTTTCTTCAAGCATTTCCTGGACAGTACTGCTTATCTGTTCATTCTCATGCTTGTGGACGTTGGTGTTGAGCACTGATTGTCTCCCTGACATCAGTATCGGGAAAAACCAACGAGCCAACTCGCTTAACTCGTCCGGAGGGAAGTAGTTGATATAGACAAGCATATATTCATATTTTTTTAAATTTTATGCAATCCGGCTGATGATTTATTGTTTATTTTTTTTGATAAACGGTAATTCTATAAAATGATAAGTGAAAGTAGATAACAGGCAAATGCCAAAGAAGGTCATAACAAGTATCGAAAGTAATAAGGGGCCAGTAGTCATCATTTTTGCGGATTTCAGATAGTTATAGACTGGGAAAAGTACTAATCCCTGTGTGAGATACAAACTGTAGCTAATCGCGCCTAATCTTTTGGCTGCTTTGGTTGTTAGTGCTCCAAAGAGTTCGGCTCCAGATATGATGCAAAAGAAAATAACAGCAAGGAAAGCAGTCTCCGGTGGGCTATATAATGTAGGGGCTGACAGAAAGGTTAGCAGTATGGCAGCGATCAAAATATAATTTGCATTAGTCTTGGACAGGATAATTCTTTCTTTCAACTCCCTGCAGAGCATCCCCGCAAAAAAATATGACCAAAGATATGCAGTATTCGTAAAGGACGGCAATAAATAAAACGAAAATGCAAAAAGAATAATGGTCAGTTCCATTGGTTTTTTATTGAGAATAAATAGCAATGGAAGAGAAAAATAAAATATCCACTCCCATTTCAATGTCCACGTAACTCCGGCTAACACAATGAATGGAGTCTGAAAAGTCGTTACTGGTGGTTTATTATCCCACAAGCTACCATCAAACCAGGACAGTATATTGGATATAGTGGTTAAAGTTAATGTGGTTTTTTCCGTGAAAATGAAAAGTATAGAAATACCCATGAATGAACAAAAGAAAGCTAATGGGGCAATTCTAAGGAATCTTTTTTGATATAGGGTTACCCAATCAATATTTTTCTTGTCCCTAATCTTCCCCCAAAATAAGTAGGCTGTTGTCATGAAGAATAATGCCACACCATATTTTCCCATAGTTAACAGCCACTGGGATATTGGGGTCCATTCCCCGGTTTTAAAATATGAATAGGAGCAATCCATATGATGAAGTATTACGAATGATGCAAGATAAAAACGCATTCCATCAAGACCGTTAGCACGATTTTGCTGAATGTCATCATCTAAAAATTTAAATATTGGTAAGCCGAAGGCGACTAATGCACCAATTATACAGAAAAATGCTAAAATAAATGAAAATGGTAGATTCATATAAGTAACGCTCTTCTTTTTTATGTTAAAGATAACCAGTTATTATCATAAATGTGCACGGAATTACTCTAGAATATCAGAATGTAACTTCATAGCAAGCAACCGCGCTTTGTCATACAACTAAGGCGACATTGAATCTCGTTTATGTATGTTTTTTTCCAATTATATTAACCCAGCCTTTCAACGAAGTTAAATGCACTGCTAACCATCACTTTTCATAAATCTCAGTTGTGCCATTTTCCATACAAATCCCATCGCGTGCACCCTGCACTTATCAACCAGAACATAGGCAGACCCCCTCTACAACCGGAGAGACTGCCTTATGGCTCAGGATTACCACCACGGGGTGCGCGTTGTTGAAGTCAACGAAGGCACCCGATCCATTACCACGGTGAGCACAGCCATCGTGGGCATGGTCTGCACGGGCGATGATGCCGATGCAAAAATGTTTCCTCTTAATAAACCCGTACTGATCACTGATGTGCTGACTGCCAGCGGTAAAGCGGGTGAGTCCGGCACGCTGGCCCGTTCGCTGGACGCCATCGCTGACCAGGCAAAACCCGTGACCGTTGTTGTGCGTGTGCCGCAGGGTGAAACGGAAGAAGAAACCACGACCAATATCATCGGTGCAGTGACCGCTGAAGGAAAAAAAACAGGCATGAAAGCCCTGTTATCTGCTCAGACACAGCTCGGCGTTAAACCGCGCATTCTCGGCGTGCCAGGTCATGATAACAAAGCCGTTGCTACTGAGTTGCTGAGCGTGGCGCAAAGCCTGCGTGGATTTGCTTACCTGTCAGCGTATGGCTGCAAGACAGTGCAGGAGGCGATCACTTACCGCGAAAACTTCAGCCAGCGCGAAGGGATGCTGATCTGGCCTGACTTTACTGGCTGGGACACGGTGCTGAATGCCGAAGCAACGGCATATGCCACCGCCCGTGCGCTTGGTCTGCGCGCCAAAATTGACGAGCAGACCGGATGGCACAAAAGCCTGTCCAACGTGGGCGTGAACGGTGTCACCGGAATTTCTGCAGATGTGTTCTGGGATCTGCAGGACCCGGCAACCGATGCAGGTCTGCTGAACCAGAACGACGTCACCACGCTTGTGCGTAAAGACGGTTTCCGCTTCTGGGGTTCCCGCTGCCTGAGTGATGACACGCTCTTTGCCTTCGAAAACTACACCCGCACGGCGCAGGTGCTGATGGACACGATGGCAGAAGCACACATGTGGGCGGTGGATAAACCGCTTAACCCGTCGCTGGCCCGCGACATTATCGAAGGTATCCGCGCCAAAATGCGCAGCCTGGTCAGTCAGGGCTATCTCATTGGTGGTGATTGCTGGCTGGATGAGTCGGTGAACGACAAAGACACGCTGAAAGCCGGAAAACTCACCATCGACTACGACTACACGCCAGTGCCGCCACTTGAAAACCTGATGCTGCGTCAGCGCATCACCGATCAGTACCTGGTGAATTTCGCCAGCCAGGTCAGCGCGTAAGGGGACAACATGGCTTTACCACGCAAATTAAAACACCTGAACCTGTTTAACGACGGGAACAACTGGCAGGGGATCGTTGAGTCGCTGACGCTGCCGAAATTTACCCGCAAATATGAGAAGTATCGCGGCGGCGGAATGCCGGGTGCGGTGGATGTGGATCTGGGGCTTGATGACAGTGCGCTGGACACAGAATTTTCCATTGGTGGTACTGAATTGCTGCTGTTTAAACAGATGGGTAAAGCCACGGTGGATGGCATCCAGCTGCGCTTTACCGGCTCTATTCAGCGTGACGATACCGGGGAAGTGCAGGCCGTGGAGCTTGTCGTGCGTGGACGTCACAAAGAAGTGGATTCCGGCGAGTGGAAGACGGGCGAAAGCAACACCACCAAAGTGACCAGTACCAACAGCTACGCGAAGCTGACCATCAATGGTGAGGTGCTCTATGAAGTGGACCTTATCAACATGGTGGAAATTGTGGACGGTGTGGACCTGATGGAAGCGCACCGCAACGCCCTCGGCCTCTGATATATCTGAACGGCGCGGGATACCGCGCCAGAACCCAATTGACAGGACAGCAAAATGAGCGATAAGCAGACTGAAAAGACCATTCAACTGGATACCCCCATCAAGCGCGGTAAAACAGAAATCACCGAAATTGTGCTGCGTAAACCGCAGTCCGGTGCGCTGCGCGGTACACGCCTGCAGGCCATTATGGATATGGATGTAAACGCGATGATGACCGTGATCCCCCGCATCTCCAGTCCGGCACTGACTGCACAGGAAATTGCAGAGATGGACCCGGCAGATCTCACTGCCATGTCGGTTGAGGTTGTCACTTTTTTGTTGAAGAAGTCGGTGCTTGCCGGTTTACCGACAGCCTGACGGTTGACGATCTGGTGGCAGATATCGCCACCATTTTTCACTGGCCGCCATCCGTTACTGACGTTATGCCGCTGACCGAAGTGCTGGAATGGCGGTATAAAGCGATTCAGAGAAGCGGGGCCAACGATGAGTGATAACAACCTGCGTCTGCAGGTCATTCTTAATGCGGTTGACAAGCTCACCCGCCCATTTCGATCTGCGCAGGCCAGTTCAAGAGAACTGGCTGCTGCTGTCAAAAAATCCCGCGATGCAATAAAGCAGCTTGATCAGGCCGGGAGCAGTCTGGACAGCTTCCGAAAGCTGCAGGCAGAAAATCAGAAATTAGGCGACAGGCTGAACTATGCCCGCCAGCGTGCAAATTTGCTCAGTCAGGAACTGGGAGCGATGGGGCCGCCTTCGCAACGTCAGGTTGTTGCTCTGGGCCGTCAACGGCTGGCTGTTCAGCGCCTGGAAGAACGCCAGAAAAAGCTGCAGCAGCAGACGGCGCTTGTGCGTGCTGAACTGTACCGGGCGGGAATTTCTGCGAAAGACGATGCGGGAGCAACTGCCCGTTTAGCCCGTGAAACATCACGTTATAACCAGGAATTGTCGAAACAGGAGGCGCGGCTGAAGCGACTGGGGGGAGCTCAGCGCAGGATGAATGCGGCGCGTGCCAGTTATGCCCGTTCACTGGAGGTGCGTGATCGTATTGCAGGTGCCGGAGCCACCACCACGGCTGCAGGGCTGGCAATGGGCGCACCAGTGATGGCGGCAGTAAAAAGCTATACCAGCATGGAAGATGCCATGAAAGGTGTGGCAAAGCAGGTCAATGGTCTGCGTGACGATAATGGAAACCGTACTGCACGTTTTTATGAAATGCAGGATGCCATCAAGGCTGCCAGCGAACAGTTACCGATGGAAAATGGTGCTGTGGACTTCGCCGCACTGGTTGAAGGTGGTGCGCGCATGAACGTCGCAAACCCTGACGACAGCTGGGAAGACCAGAAACGTGACCTTTTGGCCTTTGCCAGTACGGCAGCAAAGGCGGCAACAGCTTTTGAGCTGCCAGCGGATGAACTGTCAGAAAGTCTGGGGAAAATCGCCCAGCTCTACAAAATCCCTACCCGCAATATTGAACAGCTCGGTGATGCGCTGAACTATCTGGATGATAACGCCATGTCGAAAGGGGCAGACATCATCGATGTCATGCAACGCCTGGGCGGTGTGGCTGATCGTCTGGATTATCGTAAAGCGGCGGCGCTGGGTTCCACCTTCCTGACACTGGGCGCTGCGCCGGAGGTTGCAGCCAGTGCAGCAAACGCGATGGTGCGTGAATTGTCCATTGCCACCATGCAAAGCAAGAGTTTCTTTGAAGGGATGAATCTGCTGAAACTCAATCCTGAAGTGATTGAAAAGCAGATGACGAAGGATGCGATGGGAACTATCCAGCGTGTGCTGGAGAAGGTGAACGCACTGCCGCAGGATAAGCGCCTGTCTGCCATGACCATGTTGTTTGGTAAAGAGTTTGGCGATGACGCAGCGAAACTGGCAAACAACCTGCCGGAACTACAGCGCCAGCTAAAACTGACAGCGGGCAATGATGCGCTCGGTTCCATGCAGAAAGAATCCGACATCAACAAAGACTCACTTTCTGCTCAGTGGTTGCTGGTCAAAACCGGAGCGCAGAACACCTTCAGCAGCCTGGGCGAAACGCTGCGCCAACCGCTGATGGATATTCTGTACACGGTGAAAAGCATTACGGGGGCGTTGCGCCGCTGGGTGGAAGCTAACCCGGAACTGACAGGCACACTGATGAAAGTAGCGGCTATTGTGGCTGCGGTTACCGTAGGCCTCGGCACCTTAGCGGTGGCGCTGGCTGCAGTGCTGGGGCCGCTGGCAGTCATCCGTCTGGGATTCTCTGTGCTGGGTATCAAAACGTTACCTTCCGTTACGGCAGCAGTAACCCGAACCAGCAGCGCGTTGTCCTGGCTGGCTGGCGCACCACTGGCACTGCTGCGACGCGGGCTTGCTTCATCGGGCAACGCAGCGGGTTTACTTACTGCGCCGTTGTCGTCTTTGCGTCGCACGGCATCACTGACGGGGAATGTCCTGAAAACTGTAGCAGGTGCGCCGGTTGCACTATTGCGGTCTGGATTATCCGGTTTACGTGCTGTTGCTGTGATGTTTATGAATCCTCTGGCGGTACTGCGCGGTGGACTGGCTGCCGCAGGCGCGGTGCTTCGTGTGCTGGCATCCGGTCCGCTGGCGATGCTGCGCGTTGCCCTGTATGCCATATCTGGTCTGTTAGGTGCTCTGCTCAGTCCAATAGGTCTTGTGGTTACTGCACTGGCAGGCGTGGCGCTGGTTGTCTGGAAATACTGGCAACCCATCACCGCATTTCTCGGTGGCGTGGTGGAAGGATTCAAAGCGGCGGCAGGTCCCATCAGTGCTGCATTCGAACCACTTAAGCCTGTGTTTCAGTGGATTGGCGACAAAGTACAGGCGCTGTGGGGCTGGTTTACTAATCTGCTGACGCCTGTTAAGTCGACCTCTGCCGAGCTGCAGAGCGCAGCGGCAATGGGGCGACGATTCGGGGAGGCACTGGCGGAAGGGCTGAATATGGTCATGCATCCGCTGGACTCCCTGAAATCCGGTGTTTCCTGGTTGCTGGATAAACTCGGCATTGTCAGTAAAGAAGCTGCAAAGGCGAAACTGCCGGAAAGCGTGACGCGTCAGCAACCTGCGACGGTGAATGCAGACGGTAAAGTGATGATGCCATCGGGTGGTTTTCCGTCATGGGGATATGGCTTTGCGGGGATGTATGACAGCGGCGGGTATATCCCGCGCGGGCAGTTTGGCATCGTCGGTGAAAACGGGCCGGAAATTGTTAACGGCCCGGCAAATGTGACCAGCCGGAGAAATACAGCTGCACTGGCTGCCGTTGTTGCCGGAATGATGGGCGTTGCTGCCGCGCCAGCAGAGCTTCCACCGTTGCACCCTTTGACACTTCCCGCGAAAGGCGGCGAAGCGATGGTGAGTCGTGCAGCCACTATGCCGCCCGTTCAGCGGATTGAGGCACCGACGCAGATCATCATTCAGACGCAGCCAGGACAAAGTGCGCAGGATATTGCGCGGGAGGTGGCACGTCAGCTTGATGAACGTGAGCGCAGGCTGAAGGCAAAAGCCAGGAGTAACTACAGCGATCAGGGGGGATACGACGCATGATGATGGTGCTGGGATTGTACGTGTTTATGCTGCGCACTGTGCCGTATCAGGAACTGCAGTATCAACGCAGCTGGCGACATGCGGCAAACAGCCGGGTCAACCGACGTCCGTCCACGCAGTTTCTGGGACCGGACAACGACATGCTGACGCTTTCTGGTGTTCTTATGCCAGAGATAACGGGCGGCAGGCTGTCGTTGCTGGCTCTGGAGCAGATGGCAGAACAGGGAAAAGCATGGCCCCTGATTGAAGGCAGCGGCACGATTTACGGCATGTATGTGATTGAGGGACTGAATCAGACTAAAACGGAGTTTTTCCGCGATGGTATGCCGCGCCGGATTGAGTTCACCCTGTCGCTCAAACGGGTGGATGAATCCCTGTCCGATATGTTCGGTGATCTCAGTGCGCAGCTGAATAATTTGCAGGATACGGCAACGTCTGCCTTAAGCGATATCAGTAAAACGGTGGGAGGGCTGCTGTCGTGAATTTCAGCTCTGAACTGCTTAACAAAGGCAACAAAACTCCCGCATTCAGCATCAGTATTGAAGGCAAGGATATCACCACTGTGCTGGACAACCGCCTGATGGGGCTTACGCTGACGGATAACCGGGGCTTTGAAGCGGACCAGCTTGATCTGGAGCTGGACGACGCCGACGGAAAAATCGTGCTGCCGCGCCGTGGTGCGGTCATCACGCTGGCGCTGGGCTGGAAGGGGCAGCCGCTTTTCCCGAAAGGGGCATTCACAGTGGACGAGATTGAACACACTGGCGCACCGGATCGCCTGACTATCCGGGCGCGAAGTGCTGATTTTAGGGAAACGCTGAATACCCGCCGTGAAAAATCGTGGCACAAGACCACTGTCGGGGAAGTGGTGAAGGAAATAGCCGCGCGTCACAAGCTGAAGATGGCACTGGGTAAAGACCTGTCGGATAAGCCCGTGGAGCATATAGACCAGACTAATGAGAGTGACGGCAGTTTTCTGATGCGGCTGGCGCGCCAGTACGGTGCCATCGCGTCGGTGAAAAATGGCAATCTGTTATTCATCCGGCAGGGACAGGGCAAAAGCGCCACTGGTAAACCACTGCCGGTGATCACTATCACACGCAAGGACGGCGACAGTCACCGCTTTACCCTGGCAGATCGCGGAGCCTACACGGGGGTAATTGCCAGCTGGTTGCATACCCGCGAACCCGCGAAGAAAGAAAGCACTACGGTGAAGCGTAAGCGCAGGACTAAGAAGCAGAAGAAAGAGCCGGAAGCGAAGCAGGGCGATTACCTGGTGGGGACGGATGAAAACGTGCTGGTACTTAATCGCACTTATGCCAACCGGAGCAACGCCGAACGAGCGGCAAAAATGCAGTGGGAACGCCTGCAACGCGGCGTTGCGTCATTCTCGCTACAACTGGCGGAAGGGCGGGCAGATCTTTACACGGAAATGCCAGTGAAAGTTAGTGGCTTTAAACAACCGATAGATGATGCGGAATGGACCATTACGACTCTGACTCATACCGTCAGCCCGGATAATGGTTTTACGACCAGTATTGAACTCGAAGTGAAGATTGATGATCTTGAAATGGAATAAAGTGTTCTCAATATTGATATTTTGTGTATCATTACAATGATTCTGATAGCAAAGGTAGGGATCTGGATATGATGAATTGTCCAAAGTGTGGTCATGCGGCACACACAAGGAGCAGTTTTCAAGTAACTGAAAGCACCAAAGAGCGTTACTGCCAGTGCCAAAATATTAACTGCGGGAGCACTTTTGTTACCCATGAAACAGTGGTCCGGTTTATTGTGACACCCGCACTGATTGCTACTGCTCCTCCACATCCATTGCCAGGTGGTCAGGGGCATATGAATTTTTGAGAAAGAGAACCTGCTACGGCAGGTTTTTATTCATCTGGGATCTCACCCGTTTCAAGAAAATGTATAAAGCCAGGCTCATCTATGATGATTGTGCCTTTCATCCTGGCTGCCGATACTTTTGATGGGCCTGCATTGTAACCGCAACAGAGCATCTGAAGGCTTTGGGTTACAGAGGTTCTTACCGTTAATCCTTGTTCATTCGCCTTATCAACCAATCTTTCTTTATCTGCTTTCTTAAATCCGGTGAAACACACATCGAATGTATTTTTTTTCGGACCAGACTGCTTAGTGAGGTGTGAGTAGTTTTCGGGGAGGAATGACGCGCATTCCTGAATGGCTTGTTCTGGTGAATCGTACTGTTTAAGAATGCGGTCTTTTCGGAAGGTTTTTATTCGATCGGTGTTCTTACAAATGCCCTGTATATGATTTTCGCTATAACTGATGCTCTGTATTGAGTGAACTCCGATACGACCATTTGCATTGATGTAAACAAAGTGAAGTTCTTCCATGTGAAACCTCTTTGCATGATTTCAAGATGGCGACAGGCAAGATGGACGCAAAAGTCTGTCGCCATTTTGCCGCCACTACCAAAGAAAAAGGGGCTACGCTTTTACGTAACCCCTTGATTTATTTGGTGGAGCTGGCGGGAGTTGAACCCGCGTCCGAAATTCCTACATCCTCGGTACTACATGCTTAGTCAGTCTTTACATTCGCTTGCCAGCTGCGGACGGACACGCCACTAACAAACTAGCCTGATTAAGTTTTAACGCTTCAACCCCAGGCAGGGCTTCCACGCGATCTCTTTTGGGTTTGACCTCTCTTGATCCCCGTCCTAAGAGCGGAGGCTAGGGAGAGAGGGCTCTAAGCAGGTTATTAAGCTGCTAAAGCGTAGTTTTCGTCGTTTGCGACTATTTTTTGCGGCTTTTTACGAGGCCAACCGCCCCTCGGCATGCACCTTGGGTTTCGCAAATCCCGTCGAATCCAGAATCAGCCCCAATGTGTAAAGGTAAGTATACCAGATTTATGAGCGCCATGACCAGCCTCAATGGCGTTATCGTTAAAGATTTAGCACCCATGTAGCCTGATTTTTATTCGATTAAGCAATGGGATGGCAACATTTGTGTCGGATGTGATAGCCAATAAGATGTTCATTCGCGCCGCCGGAGAGGGAGGCGCGGTGAGGAACTGGTCAATAATTGGAGTGCAGGTTTAACGGTGGGCGTTTTTCATGATACGTGCTTTATCCACCTGCCATTCGCGTTCTTTGATATCTGAACGTTTATCGTGCTGTTTTTTACCTTTGGCGACGCCGATTTTCACTTTGCACCAGGCATTTTTCCAGTACAGGGAGAGCGCCACTACGGTATAGCCTTCTCGATTGACGCGACCGTACAATGAGTCCAGTTCGCGCTGGTTGAGAAGTAACTTGCGGGTACGGGTAGGATCGCACACCACATGCGTGGAGGCCACGGCCATTGGCGTGATGTTAGCGCCAAACAGAAATGCCTCTCCGTCACGCAGAAGGACGTAGCTGTCGCTGATATTGGCTTTTCCTGCGCGCAGGGATTTAACCTCCCAGCCTTGCAGGGCAAGTCCCGCTTCGAACTCTTCTTCGATAAAGTATTCGTGACGGGCGCGCTTGTTAAGCGCGATGGTCGCTGAACCAGGTTTATGTGCTTTTTTCTTCGTCAT